GTCCCTTTTGGCTCGATTTCCAATTTCAAACAGGGGGGGATTACCATCCCGATTTCATTTCCACTTTCCTTCAAGAATCAAACGTCTTTGTGTGCGCTTCATCCATTCAATTCCCTTTTGAGTCAAAGCACCCGTTTCCCGCTCATGCATACGATTGTGTTCTGCATTAGATAAAGATATAAGGTTCCAATCTTCCCACTGATATTCGGGATAGTCTTCCCGTGGGAAAATATGATGAACCATTTCAGCCGGAACATTTCGCCCGTACCGTTTTGATTCTTGGCACTGGTAATGATCCCGCCGAAGTATCTTCGCTCTTTTCTTTTCCCATCGTTTTGATTTATAAAACGGGTCAACTTTCTTTGTGTACATCTTCAATCCTCATTTCCCTGCCAAAGCAAAAGCACCCGACCTTGTATCATAGCCGGATGCCTTGCCTTGCCAGAAAGGAGTAATGATTGCACTATGAAATGAAATCTCATATGCATTGGGCTTATCTTCCCAATACCATAATAACACAAAAAAATATGAACTAATATGTCCTCTTTTCCACATAGAAAAAGCCGGGTGATTGATCCCGGCTGTGTGTGTTATTCGTCTTCCCATTTTGTGACTTCTCTTGATTGGATTCTGAAGTTATAATGTTTGTATCTTATCCCGCCTTTCTTATCGTTGTCATTCCGCTTGTCGACCTCTGCACCTCTTTCAATCATTCGGTGAAGATACGCCACGGCTTGTTCTTTGTCTTTGAATATCATATTATTGGAAAGAACTGTTGATACTTCATAATGATGATTTATGTTTGTGTCATTGTGGTGCGTGTCCTGTGTACAAACAACTCTATATTGTTTCATTGTCCCGTCTCCTTCCTATAATGCCCAGTAGTCAAACATTGCGTGTTCTGTCAGTACGATCTTCGCACCCGCCATCTTGAAGATGTATTCCGAATCATCTTTTACCATCTTCGCTCTTGTATGACCGATACAGGTCGGAATCACACAAACTGCATTTCCGTCATTCAGTGCCTGTGCGATTTGTTCCCGCTCATCTTCACCGATGTGATTAAATCCGAACTGTACTTTGTTCATTTCGTCACCCCCTACACCAATTCCAGTTGCTTTGCATCGAAGTCGATGAAATAATCTTCTTCGCTTCCATCTTCGAACCGGATCGCATACACGTTCCGACCACCACGGCTTCCAACTAACAGCGGTTGCCATCCTAACCGCTTGCCAGTCTGCTCTTCCATCCAGTTTCTAAATCTTTTCATTGTTGTGTCCTCCTTTGTTTGATAGGTTATCTTTATTCCTGCTACTGCGGACTTGTGACCGCCATCGGTAGCATTACCACCCTTTCGGGTGTCACTCTGCTTTTTCAACATAATTCCAAAACATATCAAATGCTTCTTGTGCAGACCCTTCATATTTCCATTTTTCGGGTTCTTTGTTTTCTTCTTCTATCCTTGTATCAATATCCTGCTGCGCTTCTTCGTGTTGCTGTTTTAATGACTTGTCAAAATACCCATTGTTATGCTTCGTAACAAAATATGTCTTGCCACGGTATTCGTATTCTAATTCCGTATGCTCCCACCCATAATGAACGCATCCGATATATTTTGCCTTGCTGTATTGATTCATTATTTATCCTCCTGTTATCTTTATTCTCGCTGATGACCGTTTCGCTCCTGCTCATCAGATTCCGACTTTTACGGAATGACGGTCGGGGCATTTGCCCCTATGCTAATTCAAATCTTTCTTCCATGATGTCGAAACACTGTGCAATGTATTCTGTGACGATGTCCCATTTTCTATAGTTGGTTACTTTTCTTTTTACCATTTCCCAAACATCTTCGTCATTCTTGATTTCTTCCATGGTCTTTTCTGTGACGATCATCCAAGGGATGAAACCGTTGCCGCCAAGGTCATCTTTGAATGCCTTCATGTTATTGTTGCTGTGTGCTACGAATGTAACGTTTTCGCTTTCTCTCCAGTGTCCGATTGCTCCGTATTTCTTCATTTCTTTATCCTCCGTTGTTTAGTGGTTATCTTTATTTTGTACCTTAATTATACCCTAATCGGGGTATAATGTCAATACCCCAAACGAAAATAATTTTTGAAAATTTAAAGAAAAATCCCCGGCATTTAGCCGGGGTTTTCTCAATCACTTTCCTTTAATCGCTGAATACAAAGCCGGGTTCCTTTGTGCAACACGGGTTATTTCCTGTAAAGCGTTTCCGTGAAGCTTCATGACCCAACGCCAAGAGAAATGCATCTTGACCGCCACTTCTTCCCAAGTAAGACCATCGATATAATACAGCTGTAGAACTGACTGTGAATCTTCCTTTCGCACTTTTGAAATCAGCCGGATCATATCACGTTTGATTTGATTTAGGCGGGTCAGTTCCTTGACGATCTCTTCCGAAAGCGAGACGTATTCAGCCATAGCATCTTTAGTCTGACCACCACGAACGCCAGTTTTCGAAAGCTTTTGTGTCGCACTGGTTATTCGGGCATATGCCTTCTCCTGTGATTCTTCAAGAATCTTGATTCGTGCGTCTATCCTTCGGACTTTGCGAAGCGCCCGTTTAACTTCTTCAGTAGTGATTTCGTTTTCTTTCATTGTTGTTATTCTGCTCTCTTCCTTGTCATCAGATAGAAGAACGGAGTATCGCAAGCCGCCAAGATAAATTTCAAAACATACTGACCAATCATCATTGCGCCAAGTGTCGGCCACATCGAACGGTCAAAGAACCACCCGAAACCGAAACCAAATGATATTCCGATGAATAACACTGTATCAATGATTTGACTGGTCATTGTGCTTGCGTTGTTCCAAATCCATCTCTTGCTATGCTCATGCTCGAATCTGTCCCGGATTTTGTGGAATACCCACACATCCCAAGTTTGGGAAGCAAAGTAGGCGACCAGTGAGCCAATCACAAAGATATAATTCTGACCAAGAATCATATTGTAAGCATCCTGTGTTGCAGGGTCTACAGCCGGAAGATACTTTGTGAAGATAATCAACACGCTTGCAAGAACTTGGCAAATGAACCCAAGTAATACGGTTGTGTTCGCTTCCTTCTTCCCCCAAATCTCACCGATAACGTCAGTCATTAGGAACGTGATCGCATAGCATAACGCCGCCCCCGGTAACGTGACCATTACGCCGAAGAGGGAAATACCCGTCATGATAAGTTTTGCCGTTACCACGTTTGAAATAACTAATCCTACAGCAAATAACATTCTGCAAAGAGATAAATTCTGTTCGTTCTTTTTCATTGTTTTAACTTCCTTTCGTAGTGTTTTTTATAGTGGGATTTTGCGTAACCACTATGGTTTTTATAATGCAGGGTCTTTGACCCCGTTGGCTTCAAATGCTTTTGCCCTGTCGATACAGGTGCCACATTTTCCGCAAGGTTTGTCCCCGCCTTCATAACATGAGCGGGTCAGTTCATACGGAACCCCAAGTTCAAGACCCTCTTTTACTATGTCCGCTTTTGTCCTTCCAACATACGGAGCATATAACCGTATCTTTCCCCCGGTTCCTTCTTCAAGGGCATTGCCAATTCCGATACAGAAATCCAACGAGCAATCCGGGTAGGCATCGCCCGCCACATCATCTTGATGCGCCCCGTACATGACATAACTTGCCCCATACTGTAACGCTATAGATCCGGCTATTGAAAGCAATACCCCGTTCCGAAAAGGAACATAAGTATCAATTTCGCCTTCCTTCAACTGGTCAGCATAACTTCCTTTCGGGATTTCTTTTCCGTTTGCTTCAATCAGTGAGGTTTTGCTGTTCTTGAATATTTCTCTCAAATTGATGATGATATATTCGACATTGTAGAAGTCGCAGATTTTCAAAGCACAATCAATTTCCTGTTTGTGCTTCTGTCCATAGTCAGCAATGACAGCCAACACATTTTCGCTTCCGACTTCAGACACAGCCTTTGCTAAACACGTTGTCGAATCAACTCCACCGCTCAACAAACAAACGATTCCTTTTTCCATCCTTTCACCACCTTTATAAATTCTTTACCGCCCATTTCTGAAACTTCATCCATTCGGTGTAATTGTTCAATGCGACTTCTTTACTTTTTATTTGCTTTCCTTTTGGTGCATGGATCTTGACCATGGTTTTTCCGTTGAATTTGTAAATGTACCCGAAACGGTTTCCAGTTGTCCACGCAGTAGAATCCACACTGTCGAACTGGTATGTTTTTATTCCTTCCAGTGATGTAAAACCCAAACCATGAACCCTTGTTCCCCGTTTATGTGCTTCAGCAATCAAATTGGTGAACAAAGGATAATGAGCGGGTTTTATTTCTTTTGACACGATCCCGCCGATAGCAACGTAATCGTATTCGTCACACAATCGCAGATATTCCTTTACCCCTCTCGATTTGTGCCATACCGGAATAGACCTTTTCCCGGTCTTTTGTTCAATGGTTTTCCTGTATTCCTTGACCTTCTCATAACCAACTACAGAATCAATGTCCAGTTCGAAAAACTTTTGGATTTTGTTTCTGTTGATAAAGTCGCAATATTTATCAATGTATTCTTCCCAATTAACATGACTTTTGGAATTCTGCATGAATGTAAATGCCCCGGAATCTAAAAGGAAATCTCCGAAATGTGGAATCAGCGTTTCCATCTGTTCTTGTGCCTTTAAACAGTAAAAGAAGGATTCAAGGATATAAGGTTTAGAAAGCGTTTTTTTATCGTACTGTAGCACCCCCCCATAATTTTCCATAGCCGTTTCAAGAAGCCATGGTCTTGAGTAAGCACCCGCAAGAAAGATTTTCATAGCAAGTTCGTACCCCCCCTAAAATTTAGAAACGTGTGAGGTGATGCAAGATAGAGAATCATACATCAAACCACATCCCGCAATGAGGGCATTGAATCTGTTTTGGTTGCTTCTCTTTTTCTTCAGCATCTTCAAACAGATGGTCGAAAGCGTCCGGGTCAATCGGTTCGCTGTCCAGTTCGCCGAAATCGAAATCAAAACCACTCATATCGATTGTTTCAAGGTCTGAAGCGAGTAGTTCCAAATCCCAGTCGGATTCATTGCTTTTGTTGTCCACGATCCGCAGTTGCCGGATTTCGTCTTCAGTCAATTCGTCAGCGACCACGCACGGCACTTCTTCCATCCCCAGTTTTTTCGCCGCTTCCCATCTGCAATGACCGATGATAATGGTTCCATCTGATTCGATGACTAACGGCTGTTTCCATCCAAACTTTCGGATGGATTCAGCCACGTTTTCAATCTGTCGTTCATCATGCAATTTTGCGTTCAGTTCATACGGCTTTAATTCATCTGTTCTTTTGTTGATAATGTCCATAACTTCTCCCTATACGATATTGACAACTTCAATCCCTACGCCTTTGCAGTATTCCTCTAATTCATAGAGATTGTTTTGCATTCCTTCCAGTTTGTCGGGATCTATGCCCCTGTCAATAAAATGAGTCTGTAATATATACACTTTCGTTTCAATATTCCTGTAGTCGATATGATAAAGGCTTGTCGGGTGTGGTGCTGTGCGGATGATATAAACATCCTGTCCTTCTTTGTACACATCCGGGAAAGCATCAACGAAAGTATAAAAGCACTGGTTCGCAATATACCTTGCGACCGGATCATCACGGTCTTCAACCTTGTAATGCATAGCACCCGCAATAGCATCAAGGTCATAAACAATATCTTTCGGATTGATTCGTTTCTGTACCCACGTTGTTTTCCCGCTTCCCGGTAATCCACAAACTAAATAAAGCATCCTAATCACCCCCACAACATCAAAGCAATATCAACCAACACGATACAAATGACAGCGATGTCAAAGAATATCACAGCCTTTTCATATCTACACGGCCTTTCTTTCTCCATATACAGGTCATCGGATAACCTATCAAAATTCTTTGCGTGTTCTATCTTTGATGTGTGATTGCATTCTCCAAACCAATCTTTTGAACAGTTCTCACCGCAAGCCTTTTCATCACAGACAAACAGAACATCTTTATTTTCCTGTACTACCAAAACCCTTTTCGCCCCTTTCTGTATCTTTTACAAGAGCGTCCACGATCTGAACATCTTCATAAAGCACCGGGATGATAACCAACTGGCTTATCTTGTCTCCCCGAATAACTTTGTAAGGGATCGTGCTGTGGTTGTACAACTTGACTTTGATGCTCCCGGTATATCCTTCGTCAATCAATCCCGTGGATGTGATACCGTTTCTTACATTCAGACCGCTTTTAGAAATGAGAACACCCGCCGTTCCCTTTGGGAGTTCTACATGAACGCCCGTGTCAATGACCTTGCTTTCCCTTGCGGGCAAATAAACTGTGTCGGGTGACCGAAGGTCTAACCCTGCGTCAGTCCCGTGCGCCCTTGTTGGCTGATATGCATTTTCCTCAACAAATACTTTCAATCTTTATCCCTCCTAAATTCCAAGAACTTTTTCAATTGGGTCGCCGTTGCTGTGCCAAATAACCGTTGTTGCTTCATCGACTTCTTCGGTGTAATCCATCTTGACCCGCTTCATAACGCTTTCAATCTGTCTGATTCTTGTCCCCGGAATAACACCGCAGATTTCTTTCACCCTGTCAAGGACAAATGAACCATCATCAGTCTTGAACCGGGAAACAACAACGGCTTTTCGAATCCCTTTCTTTGTGTCACAGTAGACTTCATCGCCCTTCTGAATGTCTGCGTCTAACGGAGCATAAAACAGATAGGGAAGACCGCACGGATCGTGACGTACTACAACGTATTGTTTCATCTTTTCTTTCATTCTCCACCTCTCAAATTCCAACCTTCAATTGCTTCTGTTTCGGAATGGTACAACCGAATTTTCCTACCATGGTTATTATCCGTCTCGCAAGCAACGTAATAGACCATACTATCATCGCTGTGGATATCGCTTGAAAGTACTGGTCTTTTCTTGCACCGCTTACAGGGCCTTAATAGTGCCGGGGGATATACTTCTTTTTCATTGTCTGCCATTTGATCCACGCTCCTTTCTTTGTAGTAGATAGCGGAATACGAGCGTGACAATCTGCACACTCGTAGCCGTATTTATATAGCTTATCGGTCAAAGACCGCACCGACCAAATCCGCTTGCTCCAGCAATATGGACACGGTTTCAATTTCATCATTCTTCGCCTTCTTCCTTCCACGCTATTTCACCGCCACACGCAAGATAGCCTATGGCATCAATCCAAGAATCAGCCTTGTTCTTTAACGCCGTTTGCATCCGTGCGATTTTGAAAAGCGTCATCATGATAGCAACGTCTTTTGCTTTTATCGACCTGTCAAGGTATACAGACCAATAATCTGCTATCGCATTGAAGTTGTCTTCCGGTTTCCCATACTGTCCGCTTCGGTCATTGCAAACGATTTCTTCGGCACAATATAAAAGTTCTTCCCGGTTCAATCTGCATCACCTTCCAGTTCTTCCTTCAGCTTCCGCAGAACCAATTCTTTCGGTCTGCATTGCCCACTTTCCCACTTTCGAATTGATGTGGACGAAACACCGATTCTTCGCCCAAGTTCGTTTTTTGAAAGTCCGTTTCGCTGTCTTTGCGACTTTAGCCATTCCGGGGAAAAATCCACTTGATTCGGTTCAGCTCTTGAATTCCATGCCTTGAATGCTTCCTCTCTGGTGTCTTTTGTCGGCCCGGTTGTACGACATTCACCGCACCGAATCCAATATATTTCTGAAAGGAGTCCATCATAGGTTAAATTGTTTTTTTCTCCGCAAAATGGACAAGGCTTAAGTTCCATTAATGTTCACCATCCTTTGTGATTCCGTATGTTTCATACAACTCATCTTTTGCGTCCTGTATTGCTTCATCAATTATCCGTCTGACTCTGACCCCACGATTACCACCAAGCCATTTCTTTTTGAATTCGGCTTTTGATTTCAGATAGGTTTCTTTGCACGTGTCACCGCTTGCGTACCAGTCGAAATCATGAATCAAGTCGAACACATCATATACAAGTTCCGAGATTTCCCGGTCTTCGAAAACGTTCGGGATCTTGTCACCGTTTGAAATCCAACCGAATATCTCGCTTTTGGCTCGACTGTCGA